TCGTCATCATATCCCGTGCCTATGTACATTGGAACACAACCTACATCTTCTGTTGTTGTGCAGCCAACTAACAATGACAACAAAAATACAAAAACAAATAAAACAAATAAATTAAATATTATCCTTAGCATTAACATATTTTCTCTCCTTCATTGTTTGTGCTATTTGTTGGTTAATAAAAATTAAAAAATCATCTGTAAGTTCTTTTTTATATGGAGTACCGTCAATTGTAATCAACATATATTCTGTATTTACAGAAACAAATATTCTAGGTTCTTTTTTCATTTTATATTTTTAATTTTTCCCAATTAAATTCTTTAGCTTTCTTTCTTGCTAAAGATTTTGTTTTTGCTGTTCCTATACAAACCCAATTACCAGAATACCATAACCAATGAGGCCAATCTTCTAATCTTAATTTAACCCATACATTAAATATATTGTCATATTTTCTTCTTCGTAATTCTATAATCTTAGGTTCTATAAAAATTTTTTTTGGCATTTTAGTGCATAGTATCTTCTTCTAATGACAAAAGTTTTGCTCCGTCGAGTGCAAGTTTATATATTTTCATCAAGGCATCAATTTTATATGAATCGTAATAACCTTGTGTAAGTTCTTTTTCTACTTCGATAGATAAATTTCTAAGATCTATTGCAAGCGCTGCTAAAGCATCTTCTCTAGTTATTATTAATGGTAAGATTTTTATTTCGTTATCTGACATGTTTGACATTATAGTCACATTTGTCCTTTTTTAACAAATGTTGGATGAACTAATAGTATTTCGTGGTTTACTATTTCTTTACCAAACTTAGGATGCCACTCTACTTCTTCTTTAACAAAAGCTTCCGAGGTGCCATCGTCAAAAAACGGACCGTATAATTTTTTATACTCTTTTCCATCTTCTTTAAACGTAACCAGTACGGCAAATACTTTGTCATTTGGATCTGGTTTTATATCTAATATTCTAATCATTGGGTTTTCCATACCATTTTCTAGTATTTTCATCAAAGTATACATTCTTTGCTCTAACGGGCCTATGTGATACTTTCTTGCCTTTACTCTCTCTTGTTTTACCAGGTAGCATTCTTTTTGCCATTCTCATCTCCATTAGGTTGTAATTTCTTTTCCATATCTTGGAATCTAAATCAATTTTTGTCATCAAAATCTTCTTGATTTAAATGTTCATAAGTTTTTACACCATTTGCTAAAATGTAATGGCCCTGTTTCGGGTCCATATCAATTACACTTTGCCATATTTTATCCTCAGCTTCTTCTAATGAATCAGCTTCAACTATTTTTTGAATGCACGTTCGTATGTTTAGCTGCATATTATATTCTGGCATTGTTTATCTCCTTTAAACTTCGTTGCCCCACGAATCCCAACCCTCTCTTTTATTTCTTGCAAACAATTCTATTCTCGGTTCATGCGACATCTTATCAAACACCTCAAAACTTTCTTCAGGTTTCCTAGAATGTTTAGTTCTTTTAGCATAGACAAGGCTTGGTATATTTCTATGTATAGGTTTTAAATTACCTTTTACTCCAAACAAACAGAGTTCGTGTTGCCCTCTAAAATAATAACCAATTCCAAATCTATCTTTAGCCCAACAGAAATTTGTTACATATCTAAATCCCCAATGCTCCATAACTTCTAATCCATCTTTTAAAAAGTTATTTGTAACCCATAGATATAACCAACAACTATCATCAGCTAAACTGCCTACATCTAAATTTTTTATATCTTCTGTTTTCATTAAAGAATAATGCTTATCTGCTCCTCTCTTTATCTTTCCGCCACCTTGTTCTTGCCAAGGGGGATCAGCTAGTATCGTTTTATATTTCTTCAATGGAAAGTATATCATCTTCATAATAACAGCCCTTACTCATAAAATTTTGTAATGCTTTAAAAAGATTTTTAAGATTAGAAGAAGGAATAACAATCCCTTCTTCATTATCTGAAAGTTTAATTAAATAATATTTCATTTATGCTTATCTCCTCTTTACGAATCACTGTATAACATGGGATAATATATTATGTAAAGTATTTTATTTTATCATAAAAGTGCTTGACCACTTGACCACTTGCTCATTGAGCAGGTTGAGCAGTGAGCTAGCAGGTGTACTTGTAAGTCATTGTTTTATATAGATAATAAAAAGTGCTTGTCCAGGTAGCTCAATTAGGCTATTTTAGGTGAGCAAGCACATTAAGTTATTGAAAAATAAGGAAATGTTCAGCTTGTCCAGCTTGCCTATATAATATATATAGGTAGGGGTGGGCTAACGCCCCACCACCTACTAAACCTTACCGCAGGAAATTGACCAGATGGAAGAAAAAATAGAAATTACAGAAACAGAAGATGTAGAAGAAAACCAATCGGGTTTGTCTGTAAACTTAACACAACAGCAACAGAAGTTTGTCGAGAACATAGTGTACCATGATATGTCCCAGACCGAGGCTGCCCGAAGGGCAGGCTACAATCATCCCGCAGTACAAGCTAATCGTAATATGAAAAACAAAAGTATAATAATCGGGATAGAAGAATTAAGATATGAAGCACAACATAGAAATCGGGTTACACTTGATAGATCACTTCGGGATCTTAAATCAATTCGGGACGCAGCAGTTCTGGATGGAAGTTGGGGACCAGCTATTAAAGCGGAAGAATTACGCATGAAAGCCGTCGGGCTACTCGTAGAGAAGAAGGCAGTGTTACATGGTCGGGTTGATACTCTTTCTAAAGAAGAGGCTCTTGAAGAACTTCAAAAACTCCAGGAAAAGGCCAAAAATCAATCGGGGATTGAATTAGATAAATCGGGTAAATTAATTACAAATTAAAAACAACTAAATTGATAGTATTATTATCAATTCAATTGAAACGAACGCAATAAGAATTACCCACAAAACAAACATAAATTTACTTTGATTGTCCACTTCTTTTTTTCCTTGCCTCTATAACTTTATCAAAATCGTACTTAGAACAATATCGGGCTATTTCATCTTTATTTTTGATGTTAGCAAACTTTTTTAAATAAAAATTGTAAAGATCCATTCTAAGTTTTAAATCGGGATGTTGGTATGCCATAAAATGTTTCATTATTCTTCCTCCTCTTCAACCCACATTTCATCATAAAACTGTTGGGCTAACTCTAGTTCACCATGCCAATAAGCATGTACACTATCTGACATTACTTCTATGTTAATTTTGCCATTGAGAATATCTTCAAGCAACGAATTACTGTCGGTGCTATCAAATTTTTCAATCCAAAGGTCTATTTGTCCTAACATTATTTTACTCATTTAATCACTCCTTCCAATCACGGGTAATGTAGGTTCTTCTTGACTACTTGTTGCCAATGCACCTCCATCATTTCCCTCATTATCACTCATAGGAAAAATCCAACTTCCGTCGGTAAATTCAATTACAAGGGGAACTTTCATTCCCCCGTAATCTTCTTCACCAAAACATTCATTCATCTCTTCTTTAGATAAATAACGAGCATTTTCAATTGTCTTACCAACTAAAAATTTTTGTGCGATTGTATTCCAATTTTTTCTAACATTCATGATTATAACTCTGCTGAAAATTGACAATCGTCTTGTTTATCTAGGCACTCTTTAATCTGATTGCCTAATAACCAACGAGCATACCATTTTAATTGATGTTCATTTATACCCTCTTCTTCTAGAGCCTTATCGGTATAACCCTTATAAAGAGAACCACCTTCAGAAAATGCTTTATGAATTTTATCAAATTGATTTTTTCCTAAATGCTTAACACACTTTTCAAGTCCTTTAAGAACATTTTGATAATCATATTCTTTAGTGAAGTAATAATCTAAATAAGTATGACTACCCTCAACTCCAAAATAATCGGCGTCGTCACTTGATTGAACAGCAAACCAAAATTTACCTTCAATATCTCCATGATAATATCTACCCATTATGCACACTCCTTCTTAAACATTTCTTTGATTGTATTTCTTGTCATTAAGACTTGTTTGCCCGTTTTATTATCTTGAACAATAAATTCCCAAACACTAGCTTTAGGTCTATAATCAACAAGTGAATAAGCTTTGCCGTTACTATTAACAATTTTTGTTAAGTCTAAATCTAACATATTAGCAATATGTACTAAACTTTCTTGACTGCGAGTTTTTTGTCCTTCAATCAATATGTTTAATTTAACATCAACTTCATGATTGCTATAACGCATAGACCCAACATCTATTTTAAGACCATGTTTTGATAATTGTTTTAAAGTTTCTTCGAGTTCATTTCTAAGAATTTTTAATGTAGGTTTATCAAACCTTTCTATTTTTTCTATCATTTATTTAACTCCTTTGTTTATTAATGATTATAGAATATACCATGTATTTGCATATATAATCAAGATAATTAAAGATAATTTTATGGCATTTATAACCAAATAAACCATACCCCTCAAAGAGAGGGGTTCTTCTTTTTTTTCTAACGAAACAAATTAGTCATAAATGAAACAGAATAATCTAAGTCGGGACACGTGTATAAATCGGGTCGGGGTCGGGGGTCGAGGTCGGAGGTCATGGTTTAGGTTTAAGTTCTGGAACTAGAACTAAAACCCATAAAGTCCCATTTCTTATATAATAAAACATGGTATAAATAACTATAACAAAGGGATAAAAAAAATGATTATTGGAGTATCAAAACTTAATGGAAAATTAGAAGGCTTTAGGGCTATTGGAACTAATACACGAACTAACAAATTTTGTGTAAAAATGAACTCAGCAAAAAAAGAGACAATTTGTAAATTTTGCTACAGCCACGCGACATTAAAAAAAGGAATGTATAAAGATCTTGAACCATTCTTACAAAGTAATAGCGAGGTATTGGGAAATACTATTTTAAAAGAGTATGTCTTTAGGCAAGGGTCGACCGTTACCCAAAAACTAAACGATGCATATTTCCGTTTTCAACAGCATGGCGAACTTATCAACATGACGCACTTCATTAACTTAATGAATATTGCTTTAGATAATCCAAAAACAACATTCGCTTGTTGGACTAAAAGAAAAGACATATTAAACAAATATAGAAAAGAAAACGACATCCCCGAAAATGTGATTATGGTTTATTCAAACCCCGATATTAATAAAATTATTGACGCACCACCTGAAGGATTTGACAAAGTTTTTAATAATGTATGGAAAGACCACGCCGTTGAAAAACAAAACTGTACGGGTCAAAAATGTATGGACTGTTTACGGTGCTATGATAAAGAGAAAGAAAACGTCATCGTTGAGGCTGTAAAGTGATCGGGCTGTCGGGACACGCGTTAAGTCGGGACATGCGTATAAAACATTCTTCTGGTTAAGGTAAATATATATAAAACAAGGCGCTGCGCAATTTCCAATATTGAAGATATCTCATTATATGGTATTATGTAGTTAACTTAAAACAAAGGAGAAAACAAAATGACTAAACAAAAAATAAGCGAAGAGGCAAAACAAGAAGTTCTAAGATTACTGGAAGAAAGAATTACCGAATATGAAGGCCGCGATATCAATAAAGCTGTCCTAGCTGTCAATCTTTCAATTTTTCAGGAAGAGAACGAAGAACTTAAAAATCAAATTATGTATTATCAGGAAGAATTACAAATTTTGACGGGTGATATTGGTTCTGCTCTGGACTCAATAAATTGTCTTATAGAATAAAAATTCCTGGGGGAGAAGAAATTCTCCCCCAAGTCGGGACGCACGTATTAGTCGGGTTCGTGCGTATATTTTTTTAAAGGCTATGGTATCAGAATATTTATATACCAGAAAAAACCAAGCCGTTGCTATAATAAAAAAACATGGTATTATATACTTATATTAACAAAGGAGAAAACAAAATGGAAAAAATAGATATGTCAACAACCTCAGTTCTTTTAGATGAGATTTCAAAGGTTGAAGATAACTTGAGGGATTATAACAGTTCTTTAAATAATCTTCTTTACGAAATAATCCCCGTTGTCAAACAGTTGGTAAAAGAACGCAATGATCGTTTAGCACTAACAGAATCTACAAGCGACTATGTATCAATAGGAGATATTGTTAAATTGCAAGAACAAATTGATGAACTAAAAAATACTGATAGTGGTATGGCAGTTATGAAGTTGCAAGATGCAATTGATGAATGCGATGAAGTCTGTGGCAATCACGAAGAGAGAATTGATGACTTAATGAACGATATTGAATCAATTGAAAGAAGGTTAGATGATGCAGAAGTCAACATCACAATATAACAAGGAGGGTCGGGTTGGCAATGTTGCCAACCCCACGACCTTTCAAAAATTTTGTTTGGTCTTGGCATATATCGGGATCATTATTTGGTTCTTTACCTAGGAGGGAAAAATGGAAAAACTAGCCGAAGAATACGACGCGAAAGCAGACTTTATTGACGAGTTAAGGACTTTAATAGATAGCAATGAACACAATAAGTATTGCAATGAATACCAGCTGAAAGAATACATTAAAATTATACTTAAAAAAATAGGATAACCATGGTGGGGGAAGCGTCGCACATTCCTTTGTTTTCGTGTGCCTCGCTTTCCTTGTCGGGCAGTCGGGTTCGCATATGAAAGCTGCGATTTCTTTACCAGAAGAAAACGTTAAAGACATTCCAACAAAAGCAATCACATTGAATTAATCAAATAAAATGGTATTATATATCTAACTTTAACAAAGGAGAAAACAAAAATGAAGTTAATTACTAAAGAAGTAAAAAAGAAATTAGACGATAACATGAAACTACCCGAGGAGGACAGACAGCCCGTTGTCAAATTCTTTGGTGGTGGTGGATGTAATTGGTTTATTTCTGAGATGGATGGAAACATTCTTTATGGTTTATGTGACTTAGGTTTAGGCTATAGAGAATTTGGCACTGTTTATCTTAGCGAGCTTGAAAGCTTAGATTTTGGTTTTGGCTTAGGCGTTGAACGTGATCTACATTGGACACCTCAAACCTTTGACGAGCTTTTGAAAGAGCACAAAGAAAACGGTGGTTGGTAGTTTCTTTGTTTGGCAAGTCGGCTCAATCGAGTCGGCTTGTCGGGTTCGCGTATAAATTTTGGAAACATCATTAATTAAGAATATGTTAATGGATATATAATACCATTTAATACTATTGATTAATCAAATTAATCTGCTATTATAATTACATTGTTAAACAAAGGGCATAGCCCAAAGGAAAAAATAAAATGTTAAAAGAAAATATAGATCAAACTAAGCTATTTAATCTTGACCTTACTCATGAACAAATAGCTACTAACTTTGTTAATCTTAATGATGCATTAACTAGGTTAACTAAAATGAGAGAAAAGGCAAAAGAACTTTTAATCCCATTATTAGAGCAATCAAAACATAAACAAATTGACGGCATTATTGATAATGATGGCAAGGGTCGAATTGTTTCATTAGTTGATGTATCTGCTAGCAAAGTTAATCTTACTAAAACTCTTGAGAGGTGGGGCGTTAATTACTCTTCTAAAAATAAAAGAGATGGCTCTTTCGAGATAACTCTTAAATTTGATAATCCTCATCAAGTTAATGAGATTGTTAGTCAAAAAGGCTATCAAAAGATTAGGTGTCAATAATGAGTAACGATAAACACAATAAATTCATTATGAAAGTTGCTCGCACAATAGCCGATAAATCTACCTTAGAGCGTATGACTAAGGTAGAGCTTGACGCTCTCAATAGCTTGTTAGATGATAAAGCTACCGAGCATGAGAGAGACATACTAGAGAAGGCAAGCGATAGATTTATTAGCTTGCATTCAAGCGAGGTACTAGGGAACGAAGACTAGGTTCCCTAGAACCATTCTAAACTAAAGGGGTTGCAAAAATGCAACCCCCCCACCCCCAAATCCTACACTCGAGCCGCAAAGCGGCGAGACTCGGTTTCTGCCTAACAAAAAGAATTTTTAACTTTTTGGGTCCCTAAAGGGACTCCAATTGACTTTTCAAAAAAAAATTATAATATATAGCAATGAATTTTAATCCAAACATGCCTATGCAGCCTAACATGAATAGTCCATTTCAACAGGGCCCTATAAACAATGCAATGAGTGGTGGTCAATCATATAATCCAGGTAATGTTGGCAGAGTTTTACAACAAACACCCATGATGCATCCTGCAACAAAACCGCCAATGCCACCAATGGTACAGGTTCCCATGCAAAATATGATGCCTCCACCTAATATGTTTGCACAAAAAGCTCCGCCTCCAGTAATGCAAAATGCTCCTATGCAAAATGTGCAAGAAACTAAGGCAAATATGGAATCGCCCATAGATATAAACAAAATAGGAAATTTTAGTCAGTATCTTAGAGGGTTAAGATCAGCTCCTATGCAGCAAAATTACCCCGATATAAATGTTTTTGGAACTTATTTTTAATGAGGTTGAGAATGAAAAATTTATTTTTAGTTCTTGTGGTATTAATATTAGCTGGTTGCAGTAGCTCTGCAATAAATATTTCAGCAAATATTCCAGAGTCACAAGAAATAGACATACAAATTTCTACAAAAGCTAGTGAAGAATAAATTATATAACAAATAACTTGCCAAATCACACTTTTTTTATTTAATATGTTGATATTAGGTTAAGGAGAGATCTAGTGCTATCACTTTTCGGCAGTTTGCTCGGTTTTGGAACTTCATTTTTACCCAATATTCTCGGATTTTTTGAGCAGGGACAGAAGAACAAGCACGAGCTTCGGCTTCTAGAGGCTAAGGCAAAACACGCTGAGGTTCTTAGTAAGCTTAAAGTACAAGAACTTGATGCTGCAGCAGACGTAGAAGAATCTCGTTCTATCTACGAACATGCTGCTGAGGTTGCAAGAAGCAATAAATCTCCTTTTATATCTTCGTTACAAGCATCTGTTCGTCCAGTTGTTACATATTTCTTTTTTATACTGTTTGCAGTCATAAAAGGTTTGGCTGTTTATGTTGCAGTGTTAGAAGGTGATGATGTATCTAAAGCTATTTTAGCTAGTTGGGACGAAGAAACAAAAATTTTGTTTTCAACCGTAATTTCGTTCTGGTTTGGTGGACGTGCTATGCGTAAAATAAGAGAGGCAAGAAATGGTAAAGGCTAAAAAGAAAAAAACTAACAAAAAATCAACACTAAAAAAGCGTGCTAGGAACGCTCAAGGTCATTATCTCGCTGATGATCCAGGGACTCCTGACGTAAATGAAGCTTATGTTCAAGAAAAAGAACCATTTGCAACAAAATGGCTTATTCCTGTATTAGTTTTAAGCGTAATAGTAGTGATTTTTGTGCTAATAGAGTAGTATTTAAATAAATTGAGCATAGAACCTTTTATTTACAACGCCACACTTGAAAGAGTAATAGATGGCGACACAATAAAGCTAAAAACAGTTGATCTTGGCTTTAATGTGCAAATTCACGACAGATCTGTGCGTATAGTAGCTATTGATACCCCTGAATCACGCATAAATACTAAGAAATTTCCAGAAAGAGCTAGAGAAAAAGAGATGGGTTTAGAGGCAAAAAAGCTATTAAACTCTTGGCTTACGGAAACAAAGACTTTAAGAATAAAATCTCATGGTACCGACAAGTATGGCAGGATTTTAGCAGATGTTTTTTGCGATCGTGGAAATGTTGCGGATCTTCTTATTGAAAGAGGGCTAGCTTGTTTGTATGATGGAGGCACTAAGACTAAAGTTTGGAAGTAAAATGGAACAAAAAGAGATTGATTACAGCATTTTAGACGAAGAACAGATTCGTTACGCTCTTCAATTGCAAGAAAGACTTAACTTCCTAAACGAAAAAGACGCTGCAAAAAATAACTTCCTTACCTATGTAAAAAAAATGTGGCCTGATTTTATTGAAGGTAATCACCACAAAATTTATGCAAAAAAATTACAAGATATAGCTAGTGGTAAATTAAAAAGACTAATAATTAATATGCCACCTAGACATACAAAGTCTGAGTTTGCATCAATTTATTTTCCTTCCTATATGCTAGGACTCAATCCTAAATTAAAAATTATTCAAGCAACACATACAACAGAACTAGCAACGGGCTTTGGTCGTAAGTGTAAAATGCTTGTTGACACTTCTGATTACAAAACTGTTTTTCCAGAAACAAAAGTTTCACCTGAGTCTAAAGCTGCGGGGCGTTGGGCAACTACACAAGGTGGTGAATATTTTGCGGCGGGGGTTGGCGCAGCGATTACTGGTCGTGGTGCTGACCTCCTTATCATTGATGATCCGCATTCCGAACAAGATGCTTTGTCGCCAGCAGCTATGGAAAATTGTTATGAGTGGTACACTTCTGGTCCACGACAAAGATTACAGCCAGGTGGTTCTATTGTTATTGTTATGACACGTTGGTCTACAAAAGATTTGACAGCAGAGGTGTTAAAAAAACAAGGACAAGAGAATGCAGATCATTGGGAGGTTGTAGAGTTTCCTGCAATATTTGAAGACGGCAATGTTTTATGGCCTAACTTCTGGTCTGAAGAAGAATTGTTAAAAGTTAAAACTTCTCTACCAGTTTCTAAATGGAACGCTCAGTGGTTACAGCAACCGACTATGGAAGAAGGTGCTATTATTAAAAGAGAGTGGTGGAAAATGTGGGAAGATGATGAACCACCAGAATGTGAGTATGTATTGCAATCATATGATACTGCATTTTTAAAATCAGAAACAGCAGACTACAGTGCAATTAGTACATGGGGTGTATTTTATCCTAATGAAGATGAGGGTCCTAATATCATTTTGTTAGATTGTTCTAAGGGTAGATGGGAGTTTCCTAAGTTAAAAAAGATAGCTATGGAATCATTTTCTGAGCACAAACCAGATATAGTTTTGATAGAGGCTAAGGCTTCTGGGCTTCCTTTAACTCAAGAGTTGAGAAATATGGGGATACCTGTTATAAATTTTACACCAGGTGGTCGACGCTCTGGACAAGATAAAGTTTCAAGAGTCCATGCCTGTGCCCCGATGTTTGAGTCTGGTCTTGTATGGCGACCAGATTTTACTTGGGCTGATGAGATGGCGGAAGAATGTGCATCTTTTCCATTTGGAGAAAATGATGACTTGGTAGATTCGATGTCTCAGGCTATACTAAGATTTCGTGAGGGTGGATTTATTAGACATCCAAGCGATGAGTTATTGGACGAAGAACGTCCTCGTATAAAGGAGTATTATTAATGTCAAAAGAAATAATAATAGAAAAACTTAAAACACCAAAAATAGAAGAAGAAAAAGGTGAGGTTGAAGTAAAGGTTTCTAAAGGTCCAGGTGGCGGTACAGCAAGAGGTATGGGTGCTGCAACTAAGGGCGGTAAATTTGAAGGTGCTTTTTAACATAAGGAAGTAACATGGCTGAGAATCCATTTGGGCAAGGTGGTCCAGAAGAAGAGGAGCTCTCTGTTGAGGGAAATCCTATTGACACCGCTGAGGTAAATCCCGCTCTTGCAGAAGCTTTAGCAACGGGAGAAATTACAGAACTGGATGATGGTTCTGTAGAGGTTGGTGAGTTTGTTGAAGAGCAACAAGCTATGATGTCTCAAGAAATTCCTTTTGATGCTAATTTAGCAGATTTTGTTGAAGAAGGTGTATTAGGTCAAATATCATCTGATTTACTAAGTGCAGTAGAAAGCGACATAGATGCTCGTGAAGACTGGGAAAAAATTTATGAAAAAGGATTAAATCTACTAGGTGTAGAAGAAGATGAGAGAAGTGAACCTTTTGAAGGTGCATCTGGTGTTACTCATCCTGTATTAGCTGAAAGCGTTACACAGTTTCAAGCGCAAGCCTATAAAGAATTGTTACCAGCGGGTGGCCCTGTTCGTGTAAATATTATAGGTCAGCCTAATCCTCAATCAGAACAACAGGCACAAAGAGTTCAAGACTATATGAACTATCAAATTTGTTACAACATGGAAGAGTACGATCCAGAACTTGACCAGTTGTTGTTCTATCTGCCTTTAAGTGGTTCAGCTTTTAAAAAGGTTTATTACGATGAAACAAAACAAAGGCCTGTGGCTCGCTTTGTTCCTAGTGAGGATATTATTGTTCCTTATAGTAGTGTCGATCTTGCGAATGCTGTTCGGTTAACACACAGATTAAAAATGACAGGAAATGAAGTTCGTAAACTTCAGGTTGCAGGTATTTATAGAGATGTTCCTGTTAAACCAACACATGTTTATTCTGATTTAGAAGAAACTATAGAAAAAGTATCTGGTGAGTCTGCCACAATGACTTACGAAGATGATGATTTAGAAATTTACGAAATACATACATTTTTAAATCTTGAAGGCTTTGAAGACATGGGACAAGATGGAGAGCCCACAGGTATTAAGATTCCTTACATTATTACTATTGACGTAGGTTCAACAAATATACTTGCAATTAGAAGAAATTATCAAGAACAAGACCCACAGAGAACTCCTAATCAATATTTTGTTCATTATAAATTTTTACCAGGATTAGGATTCTATGGTTTTGGTTTACCACATATAATTGGTAACTTATCACGTTCTGCTACATCTATTTTGCGTCAACTTATAGACGCTGGTACATTAGCAAACTTACCAGCTGGTTTTAAAGCTAGGGGTATTAGGGTTAGAGATGAATCAGATCCATTACAACCCGGTGAATTTAGAGATATAGATGCTCCAGGGGGTGACCTGAGAGCATCTATTATACCATTGCCGTTTAAAGAACCATCAAGAACTTTACTGCAATTGCTTGGTATTATTGTTGAAAGTGGCAAAAGATTTGCGTCTGTTGCTGACATGCCATTAGCTGAACAAAATAGTGGTCCAGTTGGTTCTACTGTTGCTATGTTAGAGCGTGGCACAAAAATCATGTCAGCTATTCATAAAAGGTTGCATTACGCACAAAAAATAGAATTTAATCTTTTAGCAAATCTTTTTCGTGATTATACACCACCAGCATATCCATATGAAGTAAGTGGTGGCGATCCAAATATTAAGCAATCAGACTTTGATGACAGAATTGATGTTATGCCTGTATCAGATCCTAACATTTTTTCTACAGCTCAAAGAATTGCTATTGCTCAAACAAGTCTACAGCTCGTGCAATCTAACCCACAAGTTCATGGGCCAGCTGGAATGTATGAAGCGTATAAAAGAATGTACGAAGCATTGGGTGTGCGTAATATTGAAAAAGTATTACCACCTCCAGCACAACCTCAGCCTCAAGATCCTGCTGTTGAAAATGCAAGAGCTTTACAAGGACAAGGATTACAAGCTTTTCCTGGTCAAGATCATCAAGCTCACATTGAAGCACATTTAACATTTATGAGAACACCGGCCGTTATGGCTAATATAAATGTTATTAGTATTTTAACAGCTCATATTTATGATCATATTGGTTTACAAGCAAGAGAGCTTGTAGAAGCAGAATTTGGTCCTAAATTACAAGAATTACAACAACAATATCAA